GAAACCGCAGATGATGTAGTAGATGCTTTGATTGACCTTTGTGTAGTTGCTATTGGTACACTTGATTTGTTTGATGTGTCTGCTAATATTGCATGGGATCGAGTACATGAAGCTAATATGAATAAGCAAGTTGGCATCAAAGAAAGTCGACCAAATCCTCTTGGATTACCAGATCTTGTAAAGCCAGAAGGTTGGACTGCTCCGAGTCATAAAGATAATGTTGGTCTATTAGGTTTATTGTTTGATGAATAGAGCACAAAAGATTAAACGTATTGGCAGCATTGGTGAAAGCATAAATAAACATATCTTAGAAAAAACTGGTCATGTTGTAGTGATTAGTGAGAATCAGTTTGATTCTGTCAAAGATATGACTGCTAATGGTTTGACAGTTGAAACTAAAACCCTTGTAAAAATTAAAAAATACAATGCTTTTTGTTTAGGTCAAAGCCAATGGTCAAAATGTGATGCGGTTGATCGATTATTCTTTATTGAGATTCCATCAAGTCCAGAACTTGGAATGAATGTTTGGGAATCTTTAAAACCAAGAAATTATTTTGAAATTCATTTCAATAATGATCTTTGCCGCATGTATGAAATAAAAGATTTACTTTTATATGATACTGTGTATAATACTCAACAAGCTGAAGAACTATGTGAACTATCACCTTCTAAATACAGGTAAATATTATGAAAGAATCAGTTAAAGTTCTAAATGAATGTATTGATTTGCAGATCAAAAAGTCTGATGACTATCAAAACCCCAATTCTAACGTAGTACAAGCGATGCATTATCGTCGTGGCGTTGATACCATTCATGACATCATTCAGGGTAAAGTTTATCGCGCTCAGTCTCTTCTTGAATCCGCTATGCAAGATGCTCCTAATTTTGAATCTCTTGAAGATACATACAAAGACATTATCAACTATTGTTCTTTTGCTGTGTCTTGGTTACGTGGTTCAATGGAAGGACAACAATCTAATCGCGATATCTTCAATAAGAAAGTAACAGAAACAGAGCGTCTCTGGCCAGAGACATTTGCGCAAGTTTCTGATAATGTTTATGTTGGTACTTCTACAGCACTTGCTATTAAAGGAATGGTAGATGATGCGACACAATACTGTTAGTTCTATTCGTGAATATTTTAATCTTGCTCTTAGATCCGAAGATTTTGTAATCGATAAGACTGGAGTCAAAACGCTTGAATTGGCTGGTGCACAGTTTATCGCTGATGAACCTGCAATCTTTGGCACAGTGAACACTGATTATGTTGCTCGAGAATTGGATTGGTATAAGTCACAATCTTTGAATGTGCATGATATCCCAGGTGGTGCACCAGAAATCTGGAAACAAGTTGCAAATGAACATGGTGAAATCAATTCAAACTATGGATGGTGTGTTTATAGCGAAGAGAATGGTCAGCAATATGAGAAAGTGCTTGAAGAACTAAGACAAAATCCTAATTCTCGTCGTGCCATTATGATCTATACACGACCATTTATGCACTATGATTATAAGTTTCTTGGTATGAATGATTTCATGTGTACTAATACCGTACAGTATTTAATTCGTTATGATCGTTTACACGCTCTTGTAAACATGAGATCTAATGACGTAGTGTTTGGATATAAGAATGATTTTGCATGGCAACAGTATGTTGCTCTTCAATTGTGTGACGATCTAGCTATTCAATTAGGTAATATTGTATGGAACGTCGGGTCATTACACATATATGAAAGACACTTTGGATTAATCAAATGACAAATTGGGATATGAAATATAGTGAGTTAGCTCGATACATTTCTTCATGGTCCAAGGATCCATCTATTAAAGTTGGATCTATCACAGTTGGTGGACGTGGACAAATCTTGTCCCAGGGCTATAATGGGTTTCCTCGTGGAATTGAAGATACACAATCGCGTTTGAATAATCGCGAAGAAAAATATAAGTACGTTGTTCATGCAGAAATGAACTGTATTTACAACGCTACACTAAACGGTGTTAGCTTAAATGGAGCTACGCTTTATGTATATGGCTTACCAGTTTGCTCAGAGTGTGCTAAAGGTGTTATTCAAGTAGGCATCAAACGCGTAGTCATATATACTCCAGAGATAACAAAAGCTGATATTCCTGAAAAATGGAAAGTATCCGGTGAACAATCTCGAGCGATGTTTAAAGAAGCTGATGTGACTGTAAATTGGTATGATAAAGTCTGGGTAGTAGCTTAAAGGATTAGAATATGGTTAAAGATGTAGTAATTATGATGGCACGTGGAATTGAAGGTTGTGGAGTAACTAAGTTTTCATTAGAACAAAACAAATGGTTCAATAAAAATGGAATACGTTCTACTTTAATTGCAAGTAGTGATAAGAAATGGAGTCGTAAAACGGCTCATGATTGTGAAGAGATTCAATCATTTTTATTTGCTAATGATCAAGAAGCAGATGCTATCATTAAAAAATGTAATGAAGTAGATGTAGTAATTATTACATCATTACCTTCTAGACAATATCATAATTCTAAAGGACATCCTATTGGATGTATTGATAACTTTAAGCGCATTCTTTCTTCAATTAAAAAGCCTATAGTATTAGTACAATTGGATCATGCTAGTTTATCCATTAACCGTAATGCTGCATTAGATGAATCAATTAATGCTTCTACTCTAATGTTTTCTTTATCTAGATCAAATGATTTCTGTGAACATGTACATGCATTAGAAGGAACAGTAGGACTCTCATCTTTCTTTGATGATGAACCAGTTAATCCTACACCAATCTTTGCATATCAAGTTGGTTATGATTTTGAACCAACCAAGAAGCAATATTGGAAAGATATTAAAGATCAAGATCCTAAGCATCATAAATGGATTGGCCGAACCACTTCGTGGAAAGGTTATAAACAAATGTTTAAGTTCCATAATAATTTTCTTCAGGGTAACCAGTGTCTTACTACATTTGAAGGAATTGAAAAATCACCTGCTTACTTAGACTTTAAACTGCTAAGCGATTTTCATCCTCATATTATGAATGACATTAACACTATTGATATGTCTAATGGTTATGGTGGTCTAGCTTACGTGTTTGGACCTTATAATAATAATCAAATGTTAGAGCGTATGTCACGTTGTGGATTTGGGTATCAATTATCTATTCTAGATCAAAAATACATAGAAAATGCTATTGAATACACTCATTGTGAAATCGTAGCAACTGGTGTAATTCCTGTATTTCGTGCAGCTTGGGGGCAACGTGCTAAACACCGCACTACTGGTATCCCTTTGATCGAAAGCGTTAATACGGGAACAGTTTGGCTTGATGATAATAATATGCAACCAGCATTAGACCTCATTAAGAAATTAGAAAAAGACGATGTTATGCGTGATGAATATCGTAACATGGCTTATGAATTCTATAAATATCATCAAGATTCAGAGTATATCTATTCTGACATGTTTGAAAAGATAAAGCCTTACATTAAGGATTGATTATGAATATTTTGGTAACAGGCGGTGCTGGATTTGTAGGTTCACATCTGTGTGAACGATTAGTTGAACTTGGACATGCAGTTACATCTATAGATAACTATTCAAGTGGTAGTATTAATAATCATATTGAAGGCGTTTCTTATATCCATGCAGACGTAAAGCATATTTTTTATAATATTATCCCAACAAATTTTGATATCATTTATCATCTTGGTGAATACTCACGAGTAGAACAATCATATGATGATTTAGACATTGTTCTTGATTATAATTTGTATTCTATTAATGCAATTGTTAAATTTGCTAAAGCCTGTAATGCTAAACTAATATATTCAGCATCAAGCACAAAATTTTGTATTGAAAGTGGATCATTATCTCCTTATACATGGACTAAGTCAGTAAACGTTGATTACGTTAAAAACTACGCTAAATGGTATGGTTTAAACTATGCCATTACGTATTTTTATAATGTATATGGTAAGCGTGAGATATCAGATGGTAAGTATAGTACTGTAGTTGCTAAGTTTTTAAAAATTAAAAAAGAAGGCGGAACTACTTTACCTGTGACTTCACCAGGAGTTCAACGTAGAAACTTTACACACATTAATGATATTATCAATGGTTTAATACTTGTAGGGATGAAAGGAGAAGGCGATCACTATGGCATAGGTTCTCCTGAATCGTTTAGTATCTTAGAATTAGCGCAATTGATTGGCTTAAAGCCGTGTATGATGCCAGAAGTAAAAGGCAATAGAATAATAACAGATGTTTTGTCTCAAAAAACAATTGAATTGGGATGGAAAGCTAAGCATAATTTAAAAGATTATATTAAGTCACAACTATGAATATTAAACACGCATCTATTATTCCACTTATTGGTGGTGAAACTATAGGATCAATGAGAGCTTTTGGTTCACCACCAGAGTACTTAATGTCCTATAAAGCTTTTGCAAAGAATGATTCACATCTTGTTAATTACTTTAAGAATGAAGTTCCATATTACGTACTTGATGATGGAATGAAACCAGATAAAAAAGTAGACGTAATTGGATCTGTTTGCCCATGCGCAGGATTATCACTTCTTTCCCAGGGTTATGGCGACAATAACCCAAACAATAAATGGTTACTTGAAACAACTAAGTATGTTCTTTCTGAAATTAAACCTAAAGTTTTATGGGGAGAGAATGCACCCCAGTTGATTTATAAAATTGGAACAAATGTCAGACGACAGATGTATGAAACTGCGCGTGAAAACGGATATAGCATGTCAATTTATAAGACCTGGTCTTTATTGCACGGTGTCCCTCAGATACGTGATCGTACATTTTATTTCTTTTGGCAAGGCGATAAAACACCACTTCTTAACTATTATAATCGACCATATCAAAAGATTGAAGATCTTATTACAAGTGTAAAGACAACTAATTTAATGGAACCAATTAATCCTAAGACTCCAACAGATGATCCATATTATAAGTTTGCATTAGAAGTAGTTCATGGCGGTATCTCACATCGTGAATTTTTTGATGTATCGCAATCAGATAGAGAAGTTAATGTAATGATGTACATTCAAAAGATGGGATACAACTATAAAGATGTTGCTGACTGGATGAATAATCGCAACCTAGATAAAGAAGTTGCAAAGTGTATGTATAAATATAATAAACTTAATGATGGAAAGAATGTGATGCAAAGGGGGCTAACTGTTCCTAAAGGATATATTGGTGCTTTTATTAGTCATTATCCTGTGAATTTAACTCATCCGTATGAAGATCGATATATCACATATCGAGAAGCACTTTCAATCATGGGCCTGCCAGAAGACTTTGAACTTCTTAATCATAAGAAGACTGTGAATCATATTTGTCAAAATGTTCCAGTACAAACTGCTACAGATATGGCAACAGAAATCCTTGAATATTTAAAAGGAAATCGTGAAATGGTGGATTCGACCTATGTGTTTCAGTTTAATCAAACACAGACTCATAAAATTATGGATGAAAAACAAGGTACTTTGGAGAACTTTTTAGTATGAAGATTGATTATAAGTATGATGAAGATAAGAATATAAAGCAAATTATGGAATATATTGATGCTACATATTCTCAGCACTATAGTGGAAAATATCAAGCTACTGATAT